AAGATCACTCTCTACAAGTGGGGTCTCCCCATTTGGAGTAACCAAAAACTCTTGTTCTTCTTCATTGGCTGGATTGAGGGGATGAAAACCCATAAAAAATATATCTTTTTTATTATACCATTTATTATATGCATCAATTGTGTCCTGAAACTCCTCTAAAGAATAATTAAAGTATGGATCACAAAAGATCAATATCTCATGAACATCAAAATCTAATTGTTTTAATTGAGTATTAAGTTCGGTTTTATACCACTTGTTTTTTCGTTTTACTTCAATGATAGCTTTATCATCCTGCCATGTTTTTCTTGCAAAAGGACATGCGGGAAAACCACCTAAATGTTTATTAGGTATTTCAAGAAAGTGTTCAGACCACTTACGAACGTCGTTTCTTATTTCTTTTTGTAAATGTTGCGACATTAGTTGGTTTGCCACCAGGATTACCAGCAGCTCTCTTTCTAGCAACAGCAGATCTTTTCTGTCCTGTTGTCATTCTTTTAGCTTTTGCTAAGGGGACACATTTTGGATAAGCTCTTTTACTTCCTTTTGACCTACCGCAAGGTTGATACTTACCATTCTTTTTAGGAGCACCTATATCTACCCATTTTTCTTTTACCCACTTTCGTAAGGACATTTATGTTACTGCGGTTACTTTACGTTTATTTTCCATAATACCACCACAACCTTTAGCAATGCCTCCTTGATTATAGTTGGACACCTTTTTTCGTTGTTGAGAAATTTTATTAATTATTCCTCCATCAGCTTTTTTCTTTGGTTTCTTTTTACCGCCTGGTGTTACTTTTCCAGAACACACAGCACTTGCATACATGTTTGCATAAGCAGAAGGGTAAACTTTAAATTTTCTTTTAGCTGCAGCTTTTCCTCTAGCACATAATTTACCCATGACCTTGACCTCTATATTTAACGTGTTGACGTCTTTTGTTTTTATTCTTCGGCCTACTGCGTGAAGAATTACCTATACTAGTTCTTTTTTTAACGGGTGTAAAGTATTGGTTATTTGAGAGTTTTGCTGCCATTATTTCACTCTTTGGTACGAAGTATCTTTTTAATTTTTAGTTTACCTTCCATATCTGGCTCTAGTTCTGCCTCTACAAAACCACACTCAAAACGAATAACGCTTTTTCTATTATCTGATAAATTTCTTTCTGCTTCTCTTTTTAATTTAAGACAATCACTTACATTTTCAGCCATCATATGTCCGTCAAGATTCCCATTAACAAACATACACATTGCTATAATTGTTTTAATGACTACCATTTTGCCTTACCTTATCTTTTAATTCCTCAACGTCTTTTTGTAATTTATCTACTTGTTTTTTTAAGAAATCTATATTCACTCTATTATTCATCATAGATTCCATTTCTGTTGTTACTTTTTCAAGCTGTGCAGAGGTAAACTCTAACAGCATATATTGTTCTTGATCAATAGGCTTTTGGTCTGCGGCTTTGAGTAGATCTGCTTCAAATAAAGTTGCTCTTGTTTCAATATTATTTAATCTTTCTATAACACCAAAATATGCCCAAACTGCTGTTGCTGTTACACCAAGTAAACCAATTAAATTTTTAAGGGGTAATCCTATTTCTGTTTTATCAGATATACTCGCCATTTAGCGATCTGTTATTGGTTTTAACATTTCCATCTTTTTCTAGCTTGTCGTAGTCTTGATTTTGGATTAGCCGCAGCTTTTGGAAATTGTTTCATTTGTCCTGCACTTCTTGCACAATATGATTTTCTTCTTTTAGCAGATTTAGAACCTGGTTTTACTTTACCTGTAACTGCTGTTTTTAATTTAGAACCAGGGTTCATTGCTCTATATTTTTTAACCCCAGCTTTAGTCATTCCCGCTCCCTTTTCAGTAGGGCGGAAATTCTTTTTATTTCTACGTGGTTGCTTATCAGCCATTATAAGCTGCTTCCCATTCTAATATATAAAATATTCATAGACGCCGATACATTAAAGTTTACAGAACCTGAACTTGACTCTGCTCTAAATTCAATATCTGTTTTTTCTGTTAACTTAATAGGGAAAGTATAGTTCTGTAGATGATTGCCATCTGTTAATACAATTATTTCTTTTGTGTTAAATACTCCACCCTGTGGTCTTGCCACTAACAAAGTTTTTAAAACAGCAGGAGTATTTGAACTATTTCCTGTTGAGATATTTGTTTGATGAATATAAGCTTCATAGTTTGCGGGTACTGTCCAAAATGATTGAAGACTTTGATTTGTACCATCTCCATTAATTGTTGTATAAATATTTGCAGGAACTCCTGATGTTACTGTTCCTGTTCCTACATAAATAATTCCTGCGTTTACCCCACCACTTCCTGCGGTTAAAACTATTCCTCTGTTTACCCGTAGAAATGAATTAGTAGTGGTAACAGCTGTTTGACCATTTAATATTATAGTTTCAGATATTTCATTATAATCTCCATCTAATCCTACAATTTGCACTGTCCTTGCGCCTGTACCTGCTGATGTATCATTTGCATTAGAACTAGATACCGTCATGGTAGTTGCACTTGGTGGGTAAGAATATAAACCCCCTTGTTGCCAAATAGTTTCTACACTATTTCCAACAACAGCATTTTGTCCAAACTTGTAAACGTGTTTGTGGTAAGCGATTTGTCCCTGAGCCACCTGAAGTTCAAATGGCTCAGAAGATCCTAATTTAGAAATTGATGTGACAAGTCTAGCCATCTTATGCGTACAAAACTTCTACATGTGTAGCTTGATTAAAGAAAACATAAAGATCTGTATCAAATTTAATACCTAAATCTGGAAAACTAATAGTCATTACTTCATCTTCACCAGCTCCGATTGCAGGAGTAGGTACAGTATATTTAACAGTGCCACTTGCACCATTATCTATCAAGTCTACTCTTCCTAAAGTTGCACCACATCTAACACTTAACTGTAAAACTCTAGCGGGGGCACTAAGAGTGTTAGTGCCCGCAGAAACTTTAGTCGTAACTTGTCCGCTCGCAGTCAGCTCTTTGTTTTTAAGACCAAACATATTAGCCTCTACGATAAGTTTCTATTTTGTAAATATAATACAGTTGCTGTTGCCGCACCTGCAGTTGCTGCAGTACCTGTCTGATTGTAAGTAGCTATCACTTGAACATCAGAAGTTCCTATATCAACTAGGTTTCCAATTTGTGATACATCAGATGTAGCAAGAACTCTCGCTTGAGCGCCTGCTGCTAAAGCATCTGCATACTTGTCTGCAGTTGTGCCATCTCCAAAATCAATTGTATTAGTTGTACCTGCATCAAAAGCAGTTGTTACATCTAAAGTGATTTGAAAGATTTGGCTGTTTGCTGGTAGTGTTGCAATTGTAGTTGTGCTACCATTCGCACCAAAAGTTATATTTGCAGATTGTGCCATTAATACAAAACCTGTATTAGCTACGTCAGTACCTACTGTACTACCTGCTGTGTCTTTAATTGTTCCAGCCTTAATAGGACCAGAAAATGTCGTTATACCCATGTCAACCTCCTTTTAGTTGTCGTTTAAGTCTTGGGAGATTGTACTGTAAAACAAAAAAGGCGCTCTTACAAGCGCCTTCTTTACCTAAGAAAGATTTAGTTAATTCTTATGAACCTTGAGATCCGTATACACATCTAGGATCTGAGAAACCAAAGCTGTATCTTTCACGTGCTTTATATCTCATGTTTCCTGTATCGAAATCGCCTTCCATGCCAGTAGCAAGGGCAGCTCTTACGAAGTGTTTGAATCCATTAGGAGCATCAGTTTTGATGAAGTATGCATCAGTGTCTGATAGGTAGTGGTTAACCACATATCCATCAGGAAGCATACCCATATTTCTGAGTGCGTTGATGTCATTGTCAGCAGTACCAACTCTTAGAGTAGAATTTAAAATTCTATCAGCTACAAATTGAATGTTTACAGGAAGAATTAATTTTCTACCTTGCATCGCAACTTTTAGCCCTCTTTCATCGATAAAGCCTGCAATGTCGATCATCGCTTGCTCTAATGAGGTTTCGTTCAAGTCAGCATCAGTTGCACTTCTGTTTGAGAAAGTGCCACCTAAAGCAGTTGGGTGTGCTGTGTTTACTAATGAAACACCATCACCACCAGCAGTTGTGAATGCATTATTTAAAATGTTCGCTGCTTTTTGTTGCTTTGTGTATGCCATTGAACGTGCCAAAGATTTTGTGTAACGAGCCGATAAAGTATCGTACAAGTTGTCTTCGACTGCTTCCTCAGTCAAACTGAATGCTAATGCAACAGTTTCATGAGAATATCTAGCAGTGAAAGATTCTTGAGCTGTATCAAATTGTACAGCAGAACCTTCCTGCTTGACTGCAGCTTCACCGAAGCCAACTAACATTACTTCTTCTTCAAAAGCTCTGTCACTTGTTTCTTGGTCAAAAATCTCAGCATGCTCGTTTTCATAACGAGAATACTCCATACCGAACAAGGCGTTAAGGCCAGGTTCTAGCTCTTTCGCGAGTTGCGCTCTATTAATCGCCATAATCTACTCCTATACGCCTGCAGTTCCAGTACCACCGTTCATATCAGAGTTGTTAATTTTCACAACAAGAACAGAGTTATTAGCCGTAGCGTCATTACTCGGTGTGTCATAAAAATCAATCAACTTCACCTGAAGTGCTGCAGTAGTATTTTTAGAACTTGAATCAATTTCTACACCAGAAATACCCGAAGTGGTAGAACCAGCACCAAAAACTAGATCACAGTTTTGGTTTAAGTCAGCTGCTACTAGATTGCTTCCATCTGAATCTTGCTGAGCAATGTATAATTGATCAGGATCATCAGCAACAAAAGCTATAGCATCACTTGCCACCGTACCGTTGGGGAAAGTGTTGTTATATCTAGGTTTGCCTGTGGATGGATCTGTGTAGAAACATCCTAAAAAAATACCTCTAATAGGGTCGCCAGCCGTTGCTACCTCAATTGATCCGTCAGCCTTTGGCTTAACGGGGTCTCCTGTAAATATTGCGCTTGCGCCACTTGTAATAGAGTATTTAGTCGTACCAGTTGTTCCACCAGGGGCAGAACCAACTTTAGCTATTGGTCTAAGACCGAAAGCTTGATCTATGTTAGCCATAGTAGTCTCCTAAATTTTTCAGAGACATAAATGA